GCTCCTTCTCCTCTTTGACTTTATCTAAAATCCTTGCGAAGAAGTTGTCAACTTTATTTATACAACATCACCGAACGCGTACGCTTTTTCAAAGAAGATGAAAAGGGGGTTGCCGCTATGTGCAAGGTAATGGAAGAAATCTACAACGACGGTATTGCTATTGGCGAAGTTCGCGGCGAGGTTCGTGGTGAAATTCGCGGTGCAGAAACAGAACGTATAAAAAGCATCAAGAACCTCATTTCAAGCCTAGGCATCACCGCCGAAGCTGCAATGGATGCGCTGAAGATTGCCAAGGCCGATCAACCGAAGTATCTGGCGCTCCTCTAAGGAGAAGTCTGCATCACTTTTCTCGTATACTTCTTCAAAAAGTGATGCACCGTCCGCTTAGTCATTGTCCCCTTGTCCGCCCTGTCCATGCAAATAACATGATATGGATAGCCCCGTAGACATGAATATTCTGCAAAAAAGACACAGGACAAGGGACAAAAACGACGATTTCGTCCGCTTTGCAGGAGCTCATACACCTTCTGCAAATGCCTCAAAAGTGATGCACAAACGAATGCGAGGATGCTGCACGGCATCCTCGTTTTCTATATCAGCTCCCCTCATTTCGAGCACCATAAAATCCACGTTCAAAATCTCGTGTGCCCAAAATGTGCCCAAATTCCTGTTTTTCACCAAAAAATGCGCACAGAAAAGGCTTCGTGGACGAAGCCTTATTTTTCAATGGCAGAGAGGGTGGGATTCGAACCCACGGTGGCTCATCACCACACTTGATTTCGAGTTTGTTATGCTATTTTTTAGAACGTAGCTGTTTCGCAGAATTGATGATATATAAGGGACCTATCTTTTGCGTATGGCTCGATATGACATCATCTGATCACCGTATATGATGTCAATATGATGTCAAATCTACATCCTCGATATAGGCATTGATAAATCTGACCGTCATAGTCATTAGATTAGAGGTAGCTTCGGTGATATATTCGAGCTCTCTATTATTCGACCATACCGCATTATGAACATCATTTAATTCGTCGATTAAGTTTTTTGCAATATCTATATTTTTTAATTTTATATTGAGTATAAAAAAGCATTCGATACTTACGATTCTGTTGGCCAGTTTCGGTGCAAATTTACAGTCATAAAAGTATTGCGATATATCAGCACAATAACGCCCAATTAATTCAGCTATCTCATTACAAAAAACTATCCGCTCTTTACGTTTTTGCAGAATCTCATTTCTATGCTGGATTTTATTTGCTCTTATAGAGGCTCTAAAGGTTGTTTCGGCTATACGTTTTCTGCTCTCTATTTTGTTTTCCTCTTGTATGAGCCTTGTCTCTCGAACACTAATCCAGACGGCAGCCAACGTCATCCCACCACCAAATACGCCACCGATATAACTCCCTAAAAAGATGCCCACCCATCGTTTGATGCATTTGACTCCACGCTATTTGCAAAAACAGCGTATTGTAGTATCACTGGCAAAATCACCACTAACCCAAATAAAAAGGCTGCATATTTTTTCTTTATGTAAGACTCCATTGATCTCTACCTTCCATAAGCTATTTAGCTCCCATAGTATAAAACATCTTTAGAAAACAAAAAAGCCCCCAATGTAGAAAATCTACACTGGGGCGATGAATTACCACTCTATGATATTGTATGTGACGGTCGCGCCCTTGTAGCGGGAGCCATCGAAGTGAGCAAGAGCCTCAAATCGCCCCTGTTCGTAGCCGATGGACATGAGTGCCTTGCCGTCGATGACGGACGCGCCCGCCTTGATGCGGTGATCTTTCCGAAGGTTGATCTTATACACGTCAACCTTCTGATCTGCCGGTGGCAGGTCTTTTCCATCTGCGTCCTTGACGATCGGCGTGACGACGGTGCGGTCTGTCTTTTCCCGCGCCGCCCGTGGCAGTGTCGGGTCATCCTCCCTGATCTGCCGCTCAACGACCTGCGCGGCATGCTCGACAGTCGGAGCGGTGACGTAGTAGGTCGTTGTCGGTGCACGCTGTCCCGCCTGTGCTTCCGTGAGCCGCTTTTGGAGTACCTGAGCGTTGGCACGGGAAATATCGAGCTGCGCCCGCAGCCGCTCCGCATCCTGCGTCTGCTCCTGCGTCATGACAGCGGGTTTTTCCGTCGCTGTCTGCTCGGATACGGAGTGCCGGCCGAGGGTGTACGCAATGCCGACAAGCAGGAGACACAGGATCACCTGCAGAGCTGTTTTGTGCTCTGTAACGAGCTGCTTGCATCTTTCAATCATTCGGCGTGCCTCCCTGCGCTTCCCATGCCTTGCGATACCAATTGGCTTTTCCTCGCAGCACGTCGCCGCCGCGCATTCCGTCGTCCGGCCACGGGTGATATTTGGGGCTCTCAAGCGTACCGAGGTATTCCAAGTCCCACCGCTCACACGTCGACTTCGGGCCGTACGGCTCGTGTGCATATACGCCGTCCTCGTTGTCGGCTGCCTCACCATGGGTGAGGACGCGTGTCTTGTCGATCGTCAGCCAGAGCCCGTTACTGAGTGCGGCGATTGCCTGTGCCATGCCCTCGATCTGCAGCGGCGTCGGTGACTCCTGTCCGAGGTTGTTTGTATTTGCGTCCAAACATCCGAGGATGCAGATGCTCACGCTGCCGCTGTTACGTCGATATGTCGCCTCGAGTACATCGTCGAGTTCGCCGTCGCCGATGACGTAGATCTCACCGTTCTTGTCAATCTGGACATGATAGTCGTCCCAGAATTGCCCGTAGTGCCCTGCCGACCAATGGAGGTAGACCTTAGTCTCGCGTCCGACATATTCGGCGGCCGCTTGGATGTTTTCGCGGTAACGCCCTGCAAGATCTTCGAGCTCTGCGGGCGTTACGCGCTTCATCGCGGATTTACTCAATACGTGTGCCATTATTTTTGCTCTCCCTTCTTCTCATCCTTCTCATTTTTCAGCTGTTCCAGCGTATCACGCAGTTTCTTTGGGACGGGTACGCCGGAGTTCGCTGCATTTTCGATGATGGACAGCCCTTCGTTCCCGATAAAGAACCAGATCACAAGTACCCGTGCCGCTTCGCCGCCCGTGAGGTCGGAAATAAAGTGCGCGAGGGCGACGATGGATAGGATGAGCACTTTCTTACAAATCCCCCGAAAGCCGACCTTGCTGCTCCATCCACCAAGGTTTGGATTGACCTTCGCCGCCAGCATTCCCGTCACATAGTCCATTCCCATGAGTACAAGAAGTGCTTCCATCGCTTTGTCCCATCCGCAAAGGTAGGCTATTAGCCCACCTGCTACTGCTACCATACTCCCTGTCTCCACCTCCGTCCCTGTCGGCACGCAATCCGCGAGCCACGTCAAAATGCCCTGCACAGGCATCACTCCTTTCCGTGCACAGAAAAAGCCGCCATGCACTATGACGGCTATTCTGCGCTCATGTTCATCCTGTTGTGTGTTCGACAAGGTATGCGGCTACATCCTCGCGGTAGACCTCGGGGACGACCTTCTGATCGTCCTTCTTGTCCTCCTCAGAGATTGCCCACGTTCCGCGACGTACGAGATAGGCGTAGACGGGGATCATGTATGGCCACTTCTTCATTTTCCTTCACCTCCTTTCAGTGCGGCTTCCAGTGCTGCGATGCGCTCCCCCTGTGCGACGAGGCGGGCTTCCTGTGCTGCCATTGCCTCGAATGCGGCGAGGCGCTCCTCATCGACAGGCGGCTCTTGCGGCTCTTCCTTCACGGGCGGAGCGGGAGGTGCGGAGACGGGTTTACCCGTCTGTTGGTCACGGATGTAGCCCGTGCCGTGGTCTCCTGCGCCACGATTACCGATGTAGTACTGGTAGTCCTCATCCGAGATGGGGATGTATCCATCATCAAGGTGTTTCTGACGTTCGTCCTCTGTCTCGTAATGCACACCACTGACAACAGTAGTTTCGCGGTGTCCGGCGGCGTCAAATTTAGCAAGGTATTCGTTTCCCATGAGATCCATCCTTTCGTTCGCTTAGACTCCGATTGACAGCCATCGACCAACCCCGGTTTTGATAGGTACTGCCCCTTCATACTCCGTATTACCGACCAAGGGATAAAACTTTGTAAGCGTAGGATCCCCTACAAGTGTCGCCCCGTATGTCGTACTGTTATCTTCTGGAGTCTTGTTAGATATACCCGCCACAAGAAACACATGGACCCACTGCGTATACGCCACTGGAAACATATTGTACTCATAGTTACGGATGGCACCCCACTGCACAATCAGCCCATTGGCAAATTTGACCCAGCCATTCTGTGCAAGGTTGCCAGCGACGATGCCTGTCCTCGCTGCGTTGATCTGGTTGATGATCCACTGCAGCGATTGACCTCCGAGTGTATCGGAGTTGCCGGCACTTGCGGCCTTTTCCGTCTTGCCGAGTTTGCCCGCGAGTGCGTTTGTCACGGTCGCCGCAAAGTTCGCATCATTGCCGAGTGCTGTAGCAAGCTCCTGCAAGGTGTCAAGGGCTCCCGGTGCAGAATTGACAAGGGCGGCGATTGCCTGTGCCA